TCATATGTTGAAGTTTTTCATTACAAAGGTCCTATAGACGATGAGCACACTACTAACTAATTTACCTGCTGTTGAATTGTGGGTTAGAAAGGAATATTTGACCGATCATAAGTCTGGTCATGGTGAATTTACAAGAGGAGTGTGGGTTGCTGCTAAAAGTATACCTGGTCGTGCCTTTTATTTTGAAACATATCTACCAGAATATGCTGCAATTTACGATAAATTACCAATTGCTGCATTTCTTTCTCGTCCAGAGACACCAGATCCTGATATGACGTTGCATAATTTGCAATTTTGGAACTGTATGGACTATGGTGTGACTTCAATTTGCAAAAACTTTATTGGATCTATGCATTATGAGGTCTATACAAGAGATTTTGGAACTCAAACTGGTACTTATGTGTGCACTTTAGACAATTATCATGAAGATATAGACACGATAGACTACTCTACGAGTGAATCACCTTCTGAACATAAGTCTCACAACATTATTGAACTTGATAATGGACAATTTTGTCTGTATCCTAACAACAGAATGAGAATTTATGATAATAGCATTACACCAGAGATCCCTAAAACACCCGATTTCAAGGTTTCTACAGTTTACTATCAGGTAGAAAATGGTCATGACCGTGATGGATTAGGTAACGATGAAAATTATTTCTGGAAAACTGCAAAAGAAAGGGCATTTGGTGATATTGGTGTAGGAAATACAGCGATCACAGGTAGTATAGAAATTAACATTGAACCAGAATTAGGTTAATGGAACAGATAGACATTCTCCCTCAAAGCATTTTCAAGTTTGAGTGTGACCAAAAACTACTAGAGAGCACTCTTGAGACTCTTAAGGGGGAGGAATATCGTCGTGAAGGAGTTCATACACATAAAAGTAAGCAAACTGTTAGTGTTAGATTAGATAAAGAGGAGAGATATTCGGAAATATATGAGTGGTTTCATCAATGTTTGGAGGAAATTAGGTTAAAATTTGAATTAGAGTGTGATAAAATTAAAATTTCATCATCTTGGGGTAATAGAACAGGTGGTCACTCCATACATGGTGCTCATAGTCACCCAAATTCATTCATTAGTGGAATATTTTATCTTACAGACTCAAGTGCAAAGACAGTTTTTTTCTGTAATAATCATTGGACAGGTGATAATGATCCACTAAAACCAACAAATCTTTCAAATATCGTGCAAATGATGTTTCCAGGCAGTGAACATAATATAATTCAACATTTTCAACCTTCAATAGCAGGAAATTTAATACTTTTTCCGTCTTCATTAATTCATGCAGTTACTCAAACAGAACATAATGCGGAAAATAGGTATACTATGTCTTTTAATTCCTTTCCTTGCGGTAAAATTGGTCGAGATAGTCATAATGCGAGTGTAAATATAGAGATTTTGTAATAGTGTTACACTACTCACATAAATAAAGTGAGTAAACTATTACCTAATGTACGGAAATCGGGTATCAAGGTCATTTAAAGACATAAGTTTGTCTTTTGAACCTCACCCAATTACTAAAGATCTACCTGTTCTTAAGAATGCGAATGCAATTCGTCGTTCCGTACGTAATTTAGTGCAAACAATTCCTGGTGAAAGATTTTTCAATCCAATTTTAGGTTCATCTGTCTATGATAGTCTTTTTGATTTGATGGATTTTGGGACTTCTAACCTTATTGAACAAGAAATCGTAACAACACTTAGGAACTTTGAACCTAGAGTCAATAATGTTCGAGTTAGAGTTAGTGCAAGAGCTGACCAAAACAACTTTGATGTTACTATTTTCTTTGATATTGTCGGAGCAGCACTACCACCTCAAGAATTTTCATTCATCCTAGAAGCAACTCGATAATATGCCATTTACTAAGTTTACAAATTTAGATTTCGATCAAATCAAATCACAAATAAAGAGTTACTTAAGAGCAAACTCTGATTTTAAGGACTTTGACTTTGATGGGTCAAACTTTTCAGTCTTAATTGATACTTTAGCATACAATACTTACATCACTGCATTCAACTCTAACATGGTTGTGAATGAATCTTTCTTAGATTCTGCAACATTGAGAGAAAACGTGGTCTCATTAGCAAGGAACATAGGATACGTGCCTCGTTCGAGGTCTGCAGCAAAGGCAGAAATAAGTTTTTCGATCAATACCACATCGAACACATCTACATTAACCTTAGCAGCAGGTCTAGTGTGTGTAGGGGCGACTGAAAACACCACAGTCATGTTCTCAATACCATCAAGTATTACAACGACAGTAAACAATGGTGTAGCATCATTCAATAATATTGAAGTTTATCAAGGAACTTATTTAAGTAAACAATTTTTAGTTGATGGATCACTGGATCAGAGGTTTGTTTTAGATAATTCATTTATAGACAGTTCAACTATTGTCGTAAGAGTTACAGGTCCTAATGAAACTACTCTTGGTAGAGAATATTTACGATCAAATAATATTTTAAATATTGATTCAACATCTGAAATTTACCTACTTCAAGAAGTTCAGGATGAAAAGTATGAATTGTTGTTTGGTGATGGTTATTTTGGTAAAAAATTAGAAAATGGTACAGTTATTACTGCGACTTATATTATTACAGATGGAAAAGCAGGTAATGGTTCTTCGGTATTCTCATATTCTGGAAGAGTTTTAGATTCGGATAACAATCCAGTTGTTCCAACTAATAATATAACCATCACTACAAATCAATCTGCTGCAAATGGTGGTGACATAGAGAGTGTTGACTCAATTAAGTACTTTGCTCCTAGAATATATGCTTCTCAGTACCGTGCAGTGACCGCCAGAGACTATGAAGCGATAATTCAGTCTATTTACCCTAACACAGAGTCTGTGGCGGTTGTAGGGGGAGAGGAACTTGATCCACCAGAGTTTGGACAAGTGCTAATAAGCATCAAACCAAAAAATGGTGATTTTGTCTCGGACTTTGATAAACAAAATATACAATCAAAATTAAAAAATTATGCTTTATCGGGTATAAATCAAAAAATAATAGATTTAAAGGTATTATATGTTGAAATTGATAGTGCTATTTACTACAATAGTTCACAAGTTAGCAATGTAAATGGAGTTAAGAGTAAAGTAGTGGATGTTTTGAACACATTCTCCACTTCAAATATTAATAAGTTTGGTGGTAGGTTCAAATACAGTAAATTAGGTCAAATTATTGATGGATCAGACAGTTCTATAACATCAAATATTACAAGAGTCATTATAAGACGTAATATGAAGTGTTTGTTGAATCAATCTGCACAATATGAGTTATGCTATGGTAACACATTCAAGAAAAATGCAGGTGGATTCAATATAAAGAGCACAGGATTCACCATAGCAAATCAACCAGGCACTTTGTACTTTACAGATGTTCCAAATGAGACTGGTGATATGGGTGTTTTATCTGTGGTGAGAGAATCATCAGAAAGTAATGAATTTACCGTTGTAGTTAAGTCTGCTGGAACTATTGATTACAAAAAAGGTGAAATTATAGTCAATACACTTACCATAACATCAACTGTTGTAGCAAATGATGTTATAGAAATTCAAGCATGTCCTGATTCAAACGATGTGATTGGATTAAAAGATTTGTATTTAAGTTTTTCCGTTGCAGATAGTACAATAAATATGATTAAGGATACAATTTCATCTGGTGAGCAGATATCTGGTGTCGGATATAAGACAACATCAAGTTATTTGAATGGTAGTCTAAAAAGAGGTGATACTTCTACAGCAAATGCCACTATTTCAACTAGCACAACTACACCATCAACCACAACAAGCACTAGCTCAGGTTCAACATCGTCTGGAGGCGGTTACTAAGAAATGATACAAACTGGTTTTGAGAAACGAGTACAGGTTCAGCAAATTTTAGCGAATCAACTCCCTGACTACATTCGGGCAGAGAGTCCAAAGACTCTTGACTTTCTAAAACAGTATTATATCTCTCAGGAACATCAATCTGGTGTAACTGATCTTGCAGATAATTTAGATCAATATATTAAAATTGATAATTTATCTCCAGAGGTCATATCTGGAAAGACCACACTATATTCTGGTATATCTTCAACTACAGATAGTGTACAAGTTTATTCTACAAAAGGATTTCCAGATCAATACGGTCTTTTTAAGATTGATGATGAAATATGCACATACACAGGACTGACTA